AGCTAAGTATAACATCATAACGCTTACAAAACAATGCAAGAAGGATAAATTATTATGAGAACTTACTGGTATGTGTCATTAAACAATAAATATCCTCGAACCATTGATGATTGTTCAGTGCGTGTTGTGCGTTCTGTACAAATCAAAGGGAAGTACTCTATTGTCGAAATGCTAAGAGAAGCTACACCAAACGAAGTGGATAAATGCAAGCTGATATATTGCGGTCATGGCTATTGGAAAGACGAGTATATCCAACAAAACATTGAGAGGTGGATAGATAGATGAGTTACCTCGAACATTTGAAACGTTGCTACATGCATTCTAAGAATAAACTTCCTGACAGCTACACTGTAGATGATGTTGCTATACATGTATTGAAGACTGAGAGCCATAGCAGTCCTGATGGTAGCAGTAAGGAGCAGACGCTCGCGTGGTTCAAGTTCTTTAAGTGGATTAAGGAGGAAGAGTAATGCACATGCACATAGGAGAAAAGATATATAAATTGAGACGGCTTAATAACGAAACAATGAACGACTTAGTTAAACAAACTGGAGTGTCAAAATCATGGTTATCTGATATTGAGTCTGGAAAAAAGCAACGCGTTGATTTTAACAGAATTAGGCAGAAGTCGCCCATCCTCTATAGGTGGGTGATGAATGCCGTTCGGTATGAGGGTTACCGTTGGTAACTCGAAGACCGACAACTAAGGCGTATTGCCTTTTTATTTTGTTCCATGTTACAATCAGTCTATACAAGAAATGAGTTGATATAACATGGAATTAGATACAAATAATCATTCAGTATTTCTTCTTTATTACCACCTTGTTTTAGTAACGAAATATCGTAGACAAGTGATTGATGATGAAATATCTGATTATGCCAAAACTACTTTTGAAAGAATTTCAGAATCGTATCACATTACTTTAGTGGAGTGGAATCATGATAAAGACCACGTTCATATTATGTTCAAAGCTCAACCTAAAACAGAATTGACAAAATTCATCAATGCCTATAAAAGTGCCAGCTCAAGATTGATAAAACGTGACTTTCCAAGAGTCAAACAATTTCTTTGGAAAGAAATGTTCTGGTCTAAAAGTTTTTGTCTTCTGACAACTGGTGGCGCACCAATTGATGTGATTAAGAAGTATATCCAAAATCAAGGAAACAATCATAAATAGAAAGTAGGTGAACTTTATGGAACAACTAAAAGCATACAAATTCAGAATCTATCCAACAGAGGAACAAGAAATCTTCTTTGCCAAATCTTTTGGTTGTGTCCGTAAGGTCTACAATCTAATGCTTGATGACCGAAAAAAGGCGTATGAAGAAGTTAAAAATGATTCTTCTAAAAAAATGACTTTTCCGACACCAGCTAAATACAAGAAAGAATTTCCGTTTTTGAAAGAAATTGATAGCCTTGCTTTAGCCAATGCCCAACTTAATTTAGATAAAGCATACAAGAATTTTTTTCGGGATAAATCCGTTGGATTTCCACGTTTCAAAAGTAAGAAAAATCCTGTTCAGAGTTATACAACGAATAATCAAAATGGTACAGTTGCTTTGATTGATAGTAAATTCATCAAAGTTCCTAAATTGAAGTCATTAGTAAGAATTAAGCTTCATAGACAACCAAAAGGGATTATCAAATCCGCTACAATATCACGTCATTCTAGCGGTAAATACTATATTTCTTTGTTGTGTAAAGAAGAAATTATCGAATTACCTAAAACTAATTCCACAATTGGTATTGACTTAGGTATTATGGACTTTGCGATTCTTTCTGATGGACAAAAAATTGATAATAATAAATTCACGTCCAAAATGGAAAAGAAACTAAAGCGTGAACAACGCAAATTGTCTAGGCGTGCTTTATTGGCTAAAAATAAAGGTACCAATCTATTTGAAGCTAAAAATTATCAAAAACAAAAACGCAAAGTAGCTAGATTGCATGAAAAAGTAATGAATCAACGTACTGATTTTCTGAATAAGTTGAGTACAGAAATGATCAAAAATCACGATATTATCTGTATTGAAGACTTAAACACAAAAGGTATGTTGCGAAATCATAAATTAGCTAAAAGTATTTCTGATGTTTCTTGGTCAAAGTTTGTGACTAAATTACAATACAAGGCTGACTGGTATGGACGAAAAATCATCAAAGTAGATAAATGGTTTCCGTCTAGTCAGATTTGTTCAGAGTGCGGACATAAAGATGGCAAGAAATCTCTTGAAATTCGAGAATGGACTTGTCCTGTTTGTCATACTCATCATGATCGTGATATCAATGCTAGTATCAATATTCTGACCGAAGGTCTAAGACTACATTCTATGGGATTGGCTTAGATCCAATCATCAAGAACCGTAGGAACTACGGGGATAGCTTGGTAAATAAGAGACACCGCTGTTAGTAAAGAAATACGCTATCAAGTATGCTCTATTCCCAAGAAGCTCCCACTTCAAGCGTTAAGAACCGTCAGGTTTAGCTAAGTGGTGAGTAGTTCACTGATAAGTATCCAGATAAGAAAACAATCGGACACAAGAGAGATATGTAAATGAAAGAAGTTAGACCTAGAGACGAAATAGACAAACTATACAAGACCAAACGATGGCGAGACCTAAGGCAAGTAGTAATAGCTAGGGACTTCGGCATGTGCCAAGAGTGCAAGCGTCGAGGGCGGAACACAAGGGGCACGATCATCCATCACATAGTCGAGGCGAGGGAAGACCTGTCACTGTTCTGGTCCGTAGATAACCTTGAATGTATCTGTGTAGCTTGTCACAACAGAGAGCATCCAGAGAGATCAGGCGGGAAGAAGAAACCAAAACCTAAATCACATATCGTTAAAATGTATTCAACTCCTGAAAGATAAGTTTGCAGCGAAATGAAGGTAGCCCCCCTACTCTAAAAGATTAAAGAGTAAGGCTTGAGAAGAACGGTGCTGTCCTTCCTTCGTAAAAAGACCGCTTTTCAAGTTTTTTGGAGAAAAAGGAAAAAGCCGACCAATTTAAGCCGGCTTTGGACGAAGCTATTTCTTAGTCCATTTGTTTCCTTTTTGAGAAGTAGGGGGTAATCGGTCGCCTGGATCAATTTTTACTTCTTGTCCGCCTTGGACATTTCCACCACGAGGACCCACTTCTTTGTAGGTTCCTTTTGGTTTGTTGTCTTCGCCGGGTTTATAGAGTTCTCCCATAGGAATCCCTCCTTAACAAATTTCGGCACAGCACTGCCGATAACCTAATTATAAGGATTGTGATAACGATTTCAATCTATCTTTTGAAAGAAGGTGATATTATGCCGCAACCAGCGAAGAGTGCAAAATTACAATTATTAAACGGAAACCCAAATAAGAAGAATACCGAAGAACTCCGCAAGCGAGCGGCCGCAGAAGACAAATTAAAAATGGCTACTGACAAAATCAAACCGCCGTTATGGCTAGATTCGCTAGGAAAGGATACCTTTGAGTTTATCGCCGATGAATTGCTGTCTGTGGATTTAATCAGTAATCCGGACGTCCATACAATGGCTCTATACTCCAATTGGTATTCGCAATACGTTTCTTTAGAAAAACAGCTTCGAAAACTACAACGAGAGTACAAGTTGAACTATGCGCTTGCGAAAAAGGAGGCAGAGGCGAGAGGTGAGCCGTTTAATGAACCTAATGAATTAATTGGTAATCCGCTCTCTCGGCAGATGGATACAGCGTCTCGGAATCTCCGTTCTTTTGGCGCTGATTTAGGACTATCACCAGCAGCCAGAGCTAAGTTAGCTATTAAGATGGCTGATGATGGTGGTGATGACGATGACGACTTCTAATATTTTGGATATGTCTTACACAGAACGTGTGGACTATTGGCAAAGCTATCTTGAGGAGCAAGCTTCTTGGGGTGGCTTTTTAAAATGTCCATATCCGGAATTGTTAACTACTTGGTATGCGGAACGATTAATCGATGGAAGCATACCAGCCAGCAAAGAAAATATTCAAGCTGCTAAACGGCATATGCGTGATTTGCAGCGCCAAGGAACAGATGATTTTCCTTGGATCTTTGACGAAGAAAAAGGTCACCGGCCTATTAGATATATCGAAAAAAAATGTAAACCAACTGAAGGCGACTTTGGTTCGTTTGTTTTGCAACCTTGGCAGCATTTCATAATTGGATCCATGTACGGATGGGTACATCGTGATACAGGAGAGCGTCGCTTCCGCGAGGCTCTTATTTTTGTTGGACGTAAAAACGGTAAGTTTTGCCGTTTAAAAATCGGGCAAAATCGGTGAAAACCTTTATTTTTGGCTTTCTTTTAGTAATAATTCGATAGCTTTATCAAGCAATTTAGACATAGGAACCATAGTTTCTTCCGACATTTTTTTTAATCCTTCGTATAAATCTTTATCAATTGCGTTAGAAATTCTAATTCTGTTTTTTAGTCCGTATTTGTCCATGTGTGACACTCCTTTTTATTTTACTATAACATCCGATTCCACCGCTTGCAACTACCATCAATTGATGGTAGTATATAAAAGAGGTGAGTAGATTGAAAAAATACATTATTTACAAACACTTAAATAAAATAAATGGCAAAATTTATATCGGTGTCACAAATGATATTGGCAGAAGGTGGAGGAGCGGTGGGATTGAATATAAACCACCAAAGAACGAAACCCAACACCACAGAAGTTTTTGGAATGCAATACAAAAATACGGGTGGGAAAATTTTGATCATTTGATTATTGAAGAAGACTTAACGATGAAAGAAGCTTTTGAGAAAGAAAAGTTTTATATTGAACTTTATGACTCAACTAATAAGAAAAAAGGTTATAACATCGCAAAAGGCGGAAATGGCGGAATAATATATAAAGTTCACCCCAAAGGAATGCTAGGGAAAAAACAATCTAAAGAATTTTCTTCAAATCACAGTAAATGGGCAAAGAACCATAAGAATAATTGTATGACAAACGGTGATGTTGTATGGGGTGTTACTCACGAACACCCAAAAGGCATGTTGGGAAAGCACCACAGCAAAGAATCAATTATGAAAAAGAAAGCATATAGTGGTGAAAATGCTGTAACCTCAAAACCAATTGTCGCAATTGAACGGGATGGAACTAAAAGAGAATTTCACAGCGCTAAGCTTTGCATGGCTTACTATTCGATTAGTACATGTGTTTTTTACCGACTTTTAAAAGATGGCGCCCCTTATGTGATAAATCCTAAAGCGAACTACAGAAATAAAGAAAAAATATTAGCTATCGAAGGAATTATGTTCAAACATAAAGAAGATACCGAGGTAAGTTAGTAGATTGCGAAAGGTTACTAACTACCGTAACGCGTAGGAGTTGAATAAATATAATGCTCCCAAGAGTGTCCGACAGCAGATAATTTGCTGAAAATGTACGCTAAACTGGGCCAGAACTGACTGACCGATGAAAATGAGGGTGACCTCCAGAGTGCGAGATAAAAAGCTCGCAGATAATAACAATCGAAAACATCACTAATTTCAGGCCTTTCCACATACATGGTCGCTTATGATGATGAACAAGGCGCCAACGTTTACGTATTGGCAAATGCTCGTGATCAAGCAAGCTTGTTGTTTGATAAGGCCGCAGAAATGGTCAAACAATCGCCGGCGCTCTTTAAGAAATTTGGTAAGCCTAAACGATCAAGTATTAATTATGCTCCCGCCTTTTCTAAAATGGAACCACGCGCCTCAGATAGCCGGAAATTGGATGGGCTAAACACTCACTTTGGTATTTTTGACGAGATCCACGAGTTTACGAATTACAATCTGATCAACGTTATCAAGAAATCAAGAGGAACCAGAAAACAGCCTCTGATAGTTTATATCACAACTGCTGGATATGTATTAGATGGTCCGTTGATGTCTTATTTTGAGCAAGGTGTGGACTGTTTGGAACATTTGGAAGATGACATCGATGAACGGACTTTCTATTATCTGGCAAAACTTGACAGTGCGGAAGAGGCTGATGACCCAAGATTATGGATCAAAGCCAATCCGAATATTTGTCTAATGAATTTTGTTGGCATGCTAGATGACTATGTTAAGGATAAAAAAGATCCAAAAGAATATGCTGACTGGATTACCAAGCAATTTAACTTGTTTTCCGATATCGATGAGCTGTCATTTGTCGATATGCCTACCATTAAACGAAACAATAAAACCATCGATATTGAAACGCTCAAAGGTAAGAAGTGTGTCGGTGGTTTTGACTTGTCCGAAACGGAAGACTTTACCGCAGCCGTTTTAGAATTTCCGCTTGAAACAGGCGAGGTATTCATTTTGCAACACACATGGATCCCACAAGCTAGATTTGATCGAGATAACAATCAAGAGCGTATCAAAGCGTGGGAGAAGGTGGGAGATCTAACGATTATTCCTGGTGATTACGTCAATTATGAATACGTCTTAAATTGGTTTGTAGAAAATTCGAAAATCTATGACATTGTAAAAATCAATTATGACAAGGCCAAGGCGCTACGATTAAATAAAGAACTAGAAAATGCAGGATTTGAAACCAACGAGATTCGGCAAGGGTTTCTATCATTAGGTGGGCCAATGCAAAACTTCAAGGAAATGCTATTGGACGGTAAGGTGATTTTCAACAATTCCAAGCTTTACCGATGGTATCTATCCAACGTCAAGCTGGTGATGGATCGCAACTCAAACTGGATGCCGTCTAAGCAGTCCAAGAGTAGAAAAATAGATGGTTTTGCAGCAAGTTTGAACAGCCACGCCGAAGTGTTGAATATGTTGGTTAATCCTGTCGGAACCGGGAAAGTAACCTATTACTCGATTTCCGATTTAATGAATATGTAAGAAAGGTGTGGAGGAATGAGTATTTTAGATCGTTTGCGTTCTTTTGGCCGAGCGAAGCCGAAAGCGAGCAAACAAGAGTATTTTTTGAATGACCCGGGATTGATACCGTATTTAGTCGGAAAAGATGAAATATCAGAAGGGATTTTTTCCGTAATTAGCCGTGTATCGAACGTTTTTGCGTCTCTCCCTCTCAAAATGATAGATGTGGAGTTTGGCCAACCGGACGACTGTCCTGCATACAACTTGTTGAGCGAAGGCCCTCGATATTTTACAAAGTTTGATTTTTTCCGGGACGTGGAAGTTTTGAGAAACTACCAAGGGAATGCGTATGTGCAGATTTTCCGAAATATCAATGGAGAAGTAGCAGATATGACGTTAGTAAAACCTGGTGCTTGCCATCCAGTGATTGATATGGATAGCGGGGAGCTTTACTACCAAGTAACTGCGACTGACAAAGGCAGTTACAAGCAAGTTATCTATGTACATTACATGGAAATGCTTCACTTTAAACAACCGAGGTTTGGCGGCTTGGAAGGTACAGACCCCACAAAAGTATTAACGAATACCCTCGGATATGATCGAGAAGTCCGAAAAATCTCTTTAAGTCAGCTTAAAGGAAGTAATGAAGGGCTAAAAGTTAAGTTTGCTAGCAATATGGATGAAGAAGCTAAAAAAGCTACAGTTAAAAACATTGCTGATTTTTATCGACAAAACGGTGGACTACTTGTGGAAGAAAACGGTGTAGAAATCGAACGTTTACAACGAGAGCTGGTAGACAGCAAGCTTTTAGATACTGATAAAGTATCTCGCTCCAGAATCGCTATGGTCTACAATGTGCCGGAGCATTTCATCGGGAATAACCAGTCGAGTTACTCCTCTCAGGAACAGCTCAATATGGAATTTTTGACGTACAATCTAGTACCGACCGTTAATCAATATGAAGCGGAACTAAATAAGAAAACACTATCGAGAACCGAAAAAGCAAAAGGTTATCGATATAAGTTTAATGTCGCAAGTTTGCTAAGAGCTGACACTCAGGCAAGGGGACAATTCTATCAAATCATGCGACGAGGCGGAGCATACTCAGCGAATGATGTCCGAAGATTTGAGGACTTGCAACCGATAAATAAAACCGGTATGGATGATTACCATATTTCCGGAGACCTATATCCAATCGATATGGATCCAACATTAAGAAAAACAACCTCGTCTAAAAGCGTAGCCGAAAACGGTTAGGTTTTTTTAGTTTGCACCGAAGGGAGGTGGAAAAATGAAAAAAGTGACGTTAAGCGGCGATGTCGTGGATAACGATACCGCGTGGCTTTATGACTGGTTTGGGATCAATTGTATCTCACCAGGGAAAATTTCTGCCGCTCTTACAGAAGCAGCGGGGGATGAAGTAGAACTTGATATCTCATCGAACGGTGGGGATGTCCTAGCGGCAAGCGAAATATATACCGCTATCCGTGCCTATCCGGGAAAGGTATCCGGAAATGTTGTGAGTATTGCAGCAAGCGCTGCAAGTGTAATCGCTTGCGCTTGCGAACCGCTTAGAATCTCACCTACGGCACACATCATGATTCATAACGCATGGGTGACCACTAGTGGCAACGCTGAGGAATTAAAAGCCAATGCAGAAATGTTAAGCAGTGTGGATGAGTCTATTGTTAATGCTTACGAGATCAAAACAGGACTCGATCGGAAAAAACTTGCTGATTTAATGGCGAAAGATACTTGGTTAAATGCTCAAACAGCAGTAGCAGAAGGGTTTGCAGATGAAATTATGTTTGCAGAAGCACCAGTAACGGTACTCAATGCCTCTCAACCGGTTATTCCAAAAAACGCAGTAACTAAGTTGAAAAATTTAATACTCAAAGCGGAAGCACCGCAAGAAGAAACACTCTTACAGAAAAAACTAAAAGCCTTAAATGGAGGGAAAAACGAATGAATTTAGAACAATTAAAAAATGCGTGGGTCGAGGCGGGAAGTAAAGTCTCTGACTTAAATGCACAACTCAATGCAGCATTGGTTGACGATGAAAAAACAGAAGAAGATGTAGTAAGTTTGCAAGCACAAGTAAAAGCAGCACGGGCTAAACGGGACGGATTGAAAGAGCAAGTGGCAAATATGGAAGCCGAACAAGTCTTAAACGTCAAAAAAGAACAATTAGATAAAAAAGATGAAAACTTGAAAAACAAGTTTATCAAAGACTTTAAAGCGATGGTCAATGGTGATCCTGCTATTATGGCTACTTTGACATCTAATACGGATGAATCTGGTAATGCTATCGGATTGACTATTCCTGTAGATGTGCAAACGACTATTCATACTTTGGTTCGTCGGTTTGACTCTTTGCAAGAATACGTAAACGTTGAAAAAGTGACCACTACCAGCGGTTCTCGCGTTTATGAAAAATGGTCTGATATTACACCGTTGACTGCTTTGGATACTGAAGACGGTGAAATCCCAGCAAATGATGATCCTGCACTTTACTTGATCAAATACTTGATCAAACGCTATGCAGGTATTTCCACAGTAACTAACAGCTTGCTAAAAGATACTGCCGAAAACATTTTGGCATGGTTGTCTAAATGGATCGCGAAAAAAGTAGTTGTTACTCGCAATACAAAAATCTTGGCAGCTATTGATGGAATCAAAGCGGCACAAAAGAAAGATGTTACAGATGTTGATGGAATTAAAGATATCGTAAACGTCCAACTTGATCCAGCTATCGAAGCTACATCTATGTTTATTACAAACCAAGATGGCTTCAATGTTTTAGATAAAGTGAAACGTGCTGATGGATCTTACTTGTTACAAAAAGACGTAGCTTCTGCAACTGGATATACCTTCTTAGGTAAACCAATCAAGAAAATTGCTTCTCGTTTCTTGCCAAACAAAGGTACGCAAGCTACTCCTAAATATCCACTGTACATTGGTGATCTGAAAGAAGCCGTTACATTGTATGATCGCGAAAACATGAGCTTGCTGACAACGAATATTGGTGGTGGAGCTTTTGAAACAGACACCACTAAAGTACGCGTCATCGATCGCTTCGATGTGCAACTAGTTGATGATGAAGCGGTTGTTTTGGCTACTTTTACAACTATTGCGAACGAGACACCGGCGAAAGTTTAAGGAGCTGATTCCTTATGATTCTTGATCCTAAAATGGATTTAGGCGAAATCAAAAACGCACTAAAGATTGATACCGATGATGACGATGTGGAAGTAAGCCGTGCGGCACAAGCTGCAATTGCATACATTAGAGGGGCTATCGGGAATGATAAGCCCTCTTTTTATAAGCAAGAAAATGAAACGGTTGATCTGATTAATTTAGCTATCCTGCAATTAGCAGATCATTATTACAACGCTCGATCAGCAACCGTGAGTGGGAACTTGCGAGAGTACGATTTAGGTTTTACAAGCCTAATCTTGCAACTCAAAGCAAGTTATTTGCTTTTTGTGGAGGAGGAGTAGCGTATGCCCCTTATCCAAACAGGAAATTTAAATCAACGCATCAAGTTTGTCCGAGATACGACGGTTAAGGATGAGGACGGGCAAGTTGTCCCGACTTCTACAACCATTCTTACTTGCTGGGCAAGTGTGCAGACACAACGCCTGAACGATATTAAGACGTCGATTGGTACGGCTTTGGAAGGAACACTGACGTTCATTATCCGCTACCAACAAAAATCAGAGCTGACCAATGATATGAAAGTGCGTTGGAATGGAAAAACGTTTGAAATCATTACGATTACGAAAGGCGAGTTTGCGAAGGACTTCACGACAATCATTGCAAAAGAGGTTTCAAAATGAGTGTAGAAGTCGATGCAACCGAAGTGTACAAAGCGCTTAGGGAAGTAAAAGCAAACGTTCAACGAGTGGAAAGCCCAGCACTTAGAAAAGCTGGGGAGTACGCTCAAGAAGAGTTACGACAAAACACACCTTACTGGGATGGAACGAAGTCAAACGGTAAACGTGGTTCGTATATGCAAGAACATGCTAAGAACCATGTGGTTACAAGCTCGATAAAAAACGGATTGGTAGAAGTCGGCTATGACAAAGATGTTTCTTGGCGGATGCACTTTATCGAGTTCGGAACAATCAAACAACGTCCAAAAGGTTTCGTACAAAAAACACAAAAGCAAATCGAAAAACAAGTAACACAAATCATTGCTGACGAAGTAAAAAGGAGGCTAGGACTTTGAAAACGGCAGTATCACAAGTCTATTCAATTCTGAATAGCAATGAAAAAACAAAGAACATTGATTTTTACACCAATAGTGTTCCGGAATCAGCTCAAACAGTACCTAGCCTTCCAGTTGGCAGAATTACAGAGATATCCGGCAACTATGAAGATTTTGCAAGCAACAATCCTTTGACCATTCAATTTAACGTACAGGTAGATGTATGGGTGTCAACCATGAAAGAGGTTGATGCCTTTTATTTTGCCCTTGATGAGGTTATGAGGGGGAATGGTTGGCAATGCGCATACACGGAACAAACAGATGACGAGGACTTGGAAGGTGCAAAGCGGATTATCAAACGATATGTAGCAAATATTTCACTAAATTAAAAGGAGAGAAAATAGATGGCAACAGTAGGATTCGAGAGCGTCATTTTTGGCGTAAAAACAGGTGCAGGCGGCACTCTAAAAGAATTAGTAGCAGATAAGTCGAAAGGCGGAGCGATCGAAGCTAAAATTACTGGATTAGGCGCAACTTCTAACACAACATACGCTTCAAACGTACCGTTCTTCATTGCAAGTAAAGGGGTTTCGTCGCCAAAAGTTACGCTTGACGTGGCAGACTTAATGGATAACGGCATTTACAGCGAAATCATTGGTGCTAAAACCGTGGATGGTGCAAATGTAATTGGTTCAGAAACTGAAGCGCCTTACGTGTCGGTAGTCATGGTTACAGCGAACAAAGAAGGAAAACGCTTGTTCATGGGATTGACAAAAGGAAAATTCAGTCATCCAGATATCGACATGAAAACAGCTGAAGACAAAGGGGTAGAATTGCAAACCGATTCCATCGAAGGGGAATTCATTTCTGATGAACGTGGCTATGTATACTTAACAGCCGTAGAATCAGAAGGAATGACCTTACAAAAATTCAAGGACTTGGTAAATAACAAAGAGGGGGAGTAGTTAACCCTGCATCTACACCAACGACAGATACAGGGACACCAAAAGAACCAGAACCAAAAATTGATACACAAGGTTAGCCATTTTTGGCTAGCCTTATTTTTTGTAAAAACAAGGAGGAAAACAAATGATTGAATTGCAATTGAAACTTGACGGAAAGAAAAAAACATTCAAACAACAAGATATTTCCGCACGTGCAATGCGTGAGTGTATCAAATTTTACGAGAAAGCGGAAAAAGCAGACCTAACTGATTTAGAAGCGATTGATTCAATGATTGCAATTACAGCAGATATTTTCCAAGATCCAGCAGTTACATTTGATGCTATTTTAGACGGTTTGACTGCGAGCGAGTTAGTACCGGCATTAGAAAGTGTTTTTGAACAAATAAATGAACTGGGAAACAATGAAAAAAAGCAGACGGCGAGCAAAAAGAAATAAGTTTTTCTGAAGCTAGGAAAGCAATGGATCAAATCTACAAAGATTTAATCGAAGCAGGTTGGACGATGAGAGATGTGGACGAAGCCGACTATCATTATTTGTTACACCTTTTTGGAGAAGTGGAGAGTGGCGAAGAATATGTAGATGGTGCTGATTTCATCAAACAATTTTTATCGGCTGAAGACTTAGTAAAACTTGAGGAAGGAGGTAAATAATGGCAGGAAAAGGACAACCGGCAGGAAATATCAAGCTAGGGATTAGTTTAGATAGCACTAGTTTTGGTAACACGCTGGACGAAATCAATGCGAAAGTCAAACAAGCTGAGTCGAATATGCGTGCCAATCTAAAGGCTTATGATTCAGCAGGACGTTCATACGAAGCACTTAGTCAAAAGACGAAAGACTTGTCTACGGTTATGGAAGGGCAAAACGCCAAAGTAAGAGAATTAACAAAGCGCCGTGATGAAGCGATTAGCAAGTATGGCGAGGAATCGAAACAAGTTGCTAACCTTAACACACAGATAAACAATGCTACCGCAAAATATAATGCTTACAGTCGCCAGTTGAACGACACAAAAAAAGAATTGGTGTATTCCAAAACAGCCGTCAATGATTTATCTAATGAAATCAAAGAAAATGAACGACAAATGAACGCCGAAGTAAAAGCGTTGAAAGCCGCTGGTGATGAATCTGGTGCTTTTGAAGCAAAACAAAAAGGGCTAGCCAAACAAACGGAATTATCCGAGAAAGCTATCGAAGAACAGCGCAAAGTTGTGAAACTGATGGCTGATGAGTTTGGCGATTCAGCAAATGAAACCGAAGATGCAAAAAGGGCATTAGAAAAGTTAGAACGACAAAGCCAAATATCTAGCAGGCAATTAGAAGCACTCAAAAGCTCCAGCGATCAATCAGGAAAAGAAATAGAAGATTTTGGCGACAAGTCCACAAGGTCAGCTAGGAAACTGGACGGACTAAAAGACAAATTAAGCTCGCTAAAAAGCGCATTTTCGTTTGGTGCAGTTGCTGGATTAGCGCATAACGCTATTAGCAGTGTAGTAAGTGGCGTGCAAGGTTTGGTTGGCGAAGCAGTAAACGCATCGGATTCATTGATGAAGTTTTCCAAAACCATGGAGTTTGCTAACTTTGGGAAGTCACAGATAGAAAGCTCGAAAAAAGAAATGAAAGACTACGCCGATAAGACGGTTTATGGTTTAGAAGAAATTCTGAACACAACCGCACAATTGGCATCTAATGGGATTCCTAACTATACAGAACTAACCAAGGCGGCAGGTAACTTGAATGCCGTTGCAGGCGGTTCTAGTGATACATTCAAATCCGTTGCCATGATGCTAACGCAGACGGCAGGAGCTGGGAAACTAACAACTGAAAACTGGAATCAATTAGCAGATGCGATACCGGGTGCTTCAGGATTGTTACAAGACGCTATGTTGAAAAACGGAGCTTATACAGGAAACTTCCGTGATGCAATGGCGCAAGGTCAAATCACTTCCGACGAGTTCAACCAAGCAATTGTACAGTTAGGTATGAATGACGGAGCAGTTAAGGCAGCCACTTCTACAGACACATTGAGCGGTTCTTGGGAGCAGATGAAATCCACTGTAATAAATGGGCTACAAAGTATTATAGAAAAAATAGGCGTTGAAAATATCACTGGTTTCATCAACAGAGTAACAAAAGGGATTGAAAATTCTATTCCTAAAATTACTCAATTTATAGGTTGGTTGAGAGATATTGGAACGTGGATCGTTGAAAATAGAGAGCCACTAACATGGATTGTCGGAATCATAGGCGGAATTACATTAGCAGTAAAAGCATTGAACGTAGCAAGTATGTTGCTGGCAATTACTGGCGGAACATTGGCAGCCCCTTTTGTGGCGATTGGTGTAGCATTAGGCGCACTAGCAGGTGCTTTGGTGATAGCTTATACAAAATCTGAAACATTTAGAAATATAGTCAATGCGGCTTTTACAGCTGTGAAAAACGTAGTTATGAGCGTTATCAATAATTTGGTGGAATACTACAAAATGTTGTGGAGCGTGTTGCAGTGGCTTTGGGAAAAAATAAAAGAATGGGCTTCATGGATTGGCAATAAATTCATTGAAATGAAGAACAGCGTTGTGAATACGGTTCAGAACCTATGGAATGGCGTGAAAAACTTCTTCAGCAATGGCGTTGGAGATACGTGGAATAAGGTAGTCGGTTGGGTAAAAAACATTTTCAACAAAGCAACTGAATTGAAGAACAACGTTTCTGATGTAATCGGTAACCTGTGGAATGGTATCAAAGACACATTCCGTAGAGGTATCGATACGGTATTCAATTGGTTTTCAGAACTACCAACGAAGATGAAGAATGCCATTATTGGCGGTAAAAACGCCATTGTTGATGCGTTCAAAAGTATTTTCAACGCAGCACTTAAAGCGATAGGTAAACCAGTTAACGCAATCATCCATGGAGCTTCATGGGTACTAGAAAAATTGGGCGCAGAACCTCTACAAGAATGGGATGTACCACAATACGCTACAGGTACACCAGCAGGTGGGCACCCAATCAATGGTCCAATGATGGTTAATGATGGACGTGGAGCAGAAACAGTTATCACACCAGATGGTAGAGCCTTCATTCCTAAAGGACGCAATGTTGTTCTAAACGCACCAAAAGGAACGCATGTCTTGACAGCAGAAGAGACCGCGCAACTTCAAGGTTCTAAAGCTCCTAAGTATCGTTACAAAAAAGGTACTAACTTCTTTGGTAACATGTGGGATAGTGTGAAAAAGGTTGCTGGTAATGTAGGTCACACAATTAAAAACGTAGTAGGTGACGTGTGGGACTTTATTTCAGACCCGGGAGCGTTAGCTAGAAAAGTACTTGGGGGGTTAGATGTATTAGGTGGATTGACAAAGTATCCATTAGAAGTAGGTAAAGGCATCCTATCTAAAGCAACAAGTGCACTGACTGAAAAAATCACTGGGTTGTTCTCATCTGGTAACTTAGATACCTCCGTAGGAACAAATGGCGTCTATAAATATTTGGCTGATGTTGCTAAGTCTGTGATGAAGAAATTCCCAGGATTTGTGGCAACTAGTGGGTATAGACCAGGTGACCCTTATTCACATGGTAAACGTAATGCCATTGATATTGCATTACCAGGCGTCACAGGAGGCTCACCTAGATACACAGAAGCAGCAAACTACGCTTTTGACAAATTCGCTTCCAAAATTGGTTACGTAATCACTAATGGGAAAGTTCGTGACCGTTCAGGACAATCAGGTCAACCAGCAACTGGTGCATGGGAGCCATGGCCCGATGGAGATCACTATGATCATGTGCATTTAAACGGTGTGAAAGACCCACAAAACACTCAAATTTCAGGAGATAGCGTGGGAGGCAGTGGGGTAGAAAGATGGCGCAATGTAGCAATTAGAGCGTTGAAAATGACCGGTCAATACAGTACTGCAAACTTAAATGCATTACTAAATCAAATGCGTACAGAGTCAAATGGTAATCCTAATGCAGTTAACAATTGGGATATTAACGCCAAAAATGGAACACCATCAAAAGGGTTGCTCCAAGTGATTGACCCAACATTCAGACAGTATGCAATGCCAGGATTCAACAGCAATATTTTTGACCCACTATCTAACATCTTAGCTTCAATCAGATACGCACTATCAAGATATGGCTCACTAACAAATGCCTATCGTGGAGTTGGTTACGCAAACGGTGGAATTGTAAACCAACATCAAATTGCGGAAATCGCAGAAGGAAACAAGCCAGAAATTATTATTCCGTTAGATAAGGCTAAACGATCAAGAGCGATGCAATTATTGTCTATCGCAATGGACAAACTAGGAGTTTCTCCTAAAACTTATGGAAATGCGACAACTGTTTCCAGTGATTACGAAATCCTAGAAGCCATTGAAAAACAGGCGGCAACAACGAATCAGCTGTTATCGTTATTGCTGGCATTTTTCAAAGGAAATAGCCGAACTGATAGAGATTTAGCTTTAGATATTCAGAAGATCTTGGTTAGGAGGATGTAGATGCGAACTGTATTACTGAGAAATAGAATAAACGAAGAAATTGATTTGTCCACAGAAGACTATTTTGCTACTGGGTTGAGTAATATGGGGTTTGAAGTAAAAAAAGAACATGTGGGACAGTGGGGGAATTTCAGAGAAAGCAGTGAGAGCGTTGAAATATCTGAATTTCAGTCATCTGTAATCATTTCTGTGCATGGGTTTCGAGAAAAAGAACTGTACAATTCACTTGTGCAGTTCCTATCGGAAGGTCCGTTTGAACTGGAATTTGCTTTTGACGGCGAAACAATGGTAAGAAGATGCAGTCTAAAATCTTTAAGTAAGACTGAAATCGATCCGAAAACATCGTTACTAACAGACACTTTAGAACTATATTTCACATCAAACTGGTATTCCGTAAAACGCGAAAAATTAATTCAGCGACCGAATGTAGTGAAAACACGTGGTAAGGTTTTTCCGTATAAAAGATCTTATATCTACACTCAAAACTTGTGGGAGAAAAAAGGTGTATTCAAATTCAATAATAATTCTGTATACCTAACGAATAGCAAGGAACGGATGTCCCCGCTAAAAATTCGTGTGATTGGGAAGTGTTCAAATCCGTATTGGGAAGTAATCCAAAACTCACAAATCATCGCAACGGATGGATACTTCATAGATATGACTGAAACACAGACTCTAGAAGTATCAAGCCTTTTTGAAGATACAACGGCGATTTTAAAAGATATTGCAGGGGTAGAATCTTCTGTCTACCAACAACAGGATTATACAAAAACTAATTTTGTTCAGGCCCCAACTGGAGAATTCAGCATTGTGTTTCATGTTGGGGGGGCAGACGTAGAGATTGAGTTATACGAGGAGCGTGATCTGTTTTGATTTTAGCAGTCACGCTTTTTCATCGTGATTTAATGCTTTATAACGAACATTTATTCTCTAACAGTTTTGAATTTGGTGTGGACGAGATCAACGAAGAGGCTAGTAGCTTTACGATGGATAAGTACGTTCCTGTAAAAACAGGCGATTTTCTACTAGCAAAATATATTCCTAGTGGAAAATTTGCATATTTTGGTGTAATTACGTCGCAGGAAGACGAAAAAATCAGTTGTAAAAGCTTACTTAGTTTAGCTGATAGTGAGATACCGACTGCACGTGTGTCAGGAGATAACTACGAAGAGCATATCCGGCGGTTGATTGAATACTATTTGCTGAATGATCCAACGAAACAACTAAAAGATATTTTAGACGTCAAAGCAGAAAGTGCGACCTCTCATTCGTATCAAGCTACCGATACGAATAAACACAAGTTAAGTGCGTATATTCTCAATGGTTTCAAAAAATACAACGTAAAATGGTATTTCAAGGGAATTCAAAACAGAAAAATTTATACAGGCATACGTGCTGTAAATGAATCAATTTACATTAAAGACAATTCTTCTGAATTTAGCGATTGGGATGTGTTTGTTCAGGCGCCGGGCGCTGGAAACGAGAACAAGCTATTAATCGTTGATAAAGCAATGAAAGATATAGAGAAACCGATAATACTGTCAACATGGTATTTGGACGAAGAAAACAATTTGACACAAGATGGATCGAAAGAAAATATCACGAAACCAACTGTCAATTTGGTTAATATCTACGATCAAACCGCAGAAGATAAAGCATCCTACGAAGATGTGGCAAAATCAGAGTTGAAAGGCAATACGTATTCGCATGAAATCAAAGTGAACGTTGTAAGAAATGCAAAAAATTTGAATGTCGAAACGATTGAAACAGGGATGTTTGCCACGATTTCTTATAAAGGAAAGATATACAAGTCGGTTTTGACAGCTTGGCGAATATCAAGTGATAAGGAGTTTGTGGAATTGACTTTCGGAAACATAAGAAGTCGTTTTATGGATTATTTTGAAGATAATGGGGGATAAAAAATGGTTAGCAATGTGGATGGATATCAATTTGAAAACGTGAAAGTAAGCGCAGAAAATGATGCTAGACTTTATCACGTTTTATATAATCGGAAAAATCAGGTTATTGATGGTTACGATCAGTCTATGAATTTATCTTCAAGCGGATTAACAGTAAAAGTTGCTGCAGGAGCAGCGATTATTCAAGGTCGTATGGTCGTTGTTCGACAAGAAGAAAGTATAACAGTTCCAGCAAACTCAAGTGGTTATATAGCATTAACAGTGGATTTGACACAAGAAGTTATACCTGGATCTATTCTTCCAGAATCGGAAGAATATGAATGGACTAATAATCAAGTCAAGCTAGAATTTATAACAAAAGTTATAAAAGGTAATTTAAACAATGGTGATAAGGTCTATAATTTACCACTATGCTCAGTTAATTCTACTGGATCAACTGTTTCAATCTCAAAGATATCGGATAGTTACGAGCTGACTCTCTCTAAAGGAGAAATTTTGTGGAGGGGGACTGCGTTAATGCATGATACTCAAACTGTCCAACCTTCAAAAAAAATTTGGCAGACAGTTTCAGGTTTTTTGTTAGTATGGCTCCCATACGAAAACGGGCAAGCAATTGAGGATAGATATGTAACTACGCCTTTTTATAAGGAGCGTGTAACTTTTACTAATGTTTTAGGAGAAATTGTTTCAGGATTTGATGACTATCACAAAAAGTGGTTTAGTAAACGAATAAACTATAATTCGAATACTAATATATTTACAGGTGCAGCAAGCAATGCAAGTGGAGATAACGCAAATATGGTGCTTAGGTATATAGTTTCTTTTTAGTTAGGAGGTATGGAAGAGTGGCAAATTTAGAAATTAAATTATCTGCAAATAAGAGACAGCCTTATCTACGTCACCGTGTTGTTGGTAGAGTTGGTGATGGGGGGCTCACAACAATCAATGTACAACTTCTTGAGGAAGATGAAATTACACCTTTTGTAATTAATCTAAACGGTACTTTGAAATTTGTGGGCGAAGTTTCAAACGGTAACTATACCGAGGGAGAACCAGAAATAATCGATTCGACTAATGGGTTAATTAGTTACACGTTCACTAAGTCAAATTTCAGCACGAGTCATCAATTCAAACAAGCATATTTTGAATATGTAGATCCTAACGGCAAAAAAGTAACTTTTCAGAACTTCATCATAGACGTGTTAGAACGAGTGGATATTAATTCGGAGCAAGCGAAATACTATATTTCTTCATTGGAAAAATTACAGAGTGAAATGCAAACCACTTTCAATCAGTTCATTAGTGATAAACAGGTCCAATACGATCAAATCTACTCGAAATATAACGAATTAGTAAGATTGATAAATGAATCAGATAAGCAAGTAAATGATCGTATTGATCAAACCAATCAGCAAATCGGCGATCTCGGCAAGCTGAAAAAGATGTACAGTAACAGCATCGACTTTGGGGGCTATGATTATTCGGGGAATCCGAATTTGTTAAGTAAGCTATCATACGACTTAATTGAAAATCAAAATACTTCAGCTGGAACACTTTCTAAGGGTGAAAACTCGTTTAAATATAATAAGATATCAGCTGAAGTGGAAGGTGGAGTAGAGTTATATTATAAACGAAGAGGTATAGCTAACTGGTTACCCTCTAATAAAACGCTTGTAATGACTGTTAAGCTTAGAGCTGGAGCGGACTATAGTCCAGTTGACGGAAAACTTATACTGATTAGATATAGGTATGTTGACAGTGGAACTGGCAAGATTGTTTTAGACTTACCTATTAACAGTAATTCGATAACTCAGGAATGGAAAGAGTTTAGTATTACTGGAACTACTCCAACATTTAGCCCACAAGCATACCATCCTTGGATACAATTTAGGGCTCAAGATGGGGTACTTGGGGAAATAGAAATGAGCTATGACATCAAAATCGAAGAAGGCTCTACAGCTACACCATATCAGCCTAACTTACTTGATGACTCTTACTGGCTAGGTAAAACACCGTTGGGTGAGAATTTGATAACGAATGCCAAGTTCCCAATTATAACACGAAGCAATCCTATTTCTGGTTTTGATATTTCAGAAGAATTAATAATAGGTGAAACTTATACGGTATCTTTAAAAGGGACTAAGCCAGCTACTAAAGAATTCCACTTATACTACGGAGAAGCAAATTACCAGCAGTTGCAGTATCAGGCAACTTTACTTCCTGTGGAAGGATTAACAGATGTGTGGAGTGCCACTTTTACAGCCAGAAATACTAGTGAAACGACAAATTTACTTAGAGTAGCGTTATGGCAAAAACCTAATTCTGCAACATATGATACTGTTCAAATTGACTGGCTCAAGATTGAAAAAGGCGACACACGCACACCAAATATCAGTCAGTTTAAATACTTTGGTGAAGGCTTGAAAGACAGTAACAATCCGAACGACTACAGCTGGGATGTCACACCAGAGTATACTGAAAAAAGCTTGAATAATACGGTTAGTCTGACTGAACCGCAATCCATCGAAGGATTGAAAAATTTCGAAGATGGTATTCAATCAAAAGGAAAATCTGTATTGACATCAGACGACAACAAATATGAAGTCGTAACCTTAACAGTTACAAACGGGAATACCGGATCAGCAAAGCTTTATCGTGAAGGAAAAACCGTCACTATTTATTTTTTTGCGTTGAATGGGAAAAGCAGTGGTGGAAATGATTCAACGATACTAACAATTCCAGAAGGCTATCGGCCACCAATTAGTTTTGAGCAACTGGTTGGCTCGATAGACCGTTCTACTTTGAACAGTGCTCAGTTATCTATTGGTGCAGATGGAGCCATTAAATGGCGAAGAAACTCAAGTTATGGATCGGATTATACCTTTGCAATTACTTACACGATTTAGAAAGGCGTGAATCGATATGAAGGCAGCATATAGACCAATTGAACCTTACGGATTCGAGCAAATCATTGTGAATGATGAAGAACATTTACCGGAAGAATGCACAGAAGTCGAACCACCGATTCCAAATTGGAAACCGAAATTCAATTACTGGGAGGGAAATAAATGAAAAACATTTGGAAATATGGCCGTACTGGCGGAGAGTATGCAGGAAAAGTATTGGACGACATGCTTGTATCCGTTCCTTACACAGATCAGCCACCGCTCGAAGGGGTTCGTTCAGATGGCGAACCGCTAACGATTGCTGATCAGATGTTTGATCCTAAATTGAACCAATGGATTATTTTAGCGAACGCGTTAGATCACAACGATTTAAACAATCTCAAAGCGATGTACGAGGCTCTTGAACATGAAAACGGCAACCTAAAACAGCTAAATGCCAAACTCATGCTAAGCGATGTAGCGATTAAACAGGAAAATACTGCATTGAAAGAAAAAGCTGACAGTTTAGCACAAATCAATTCAAAAATGATGCTTGCTTCGTTACAAAATAGCAAAGACATTTCAGAAATTAAAGAGCAACTAAATCCAGCTTCAAAGGGAGGTGAGTAGTATGTTTAGTTTTAGCGATGTGAAAATGATGTATGATTGGGGCTGTTTTACTGACGATCAAGTTCGTCTATTCGTTCCACTATGTATCACAGATGAAGAAGCAGATAGAATTATTAGCAAAGAAGAGAGCGCATCTTAAGTGATGCGTTTTTTTGTTGGAAAGTTGGTGGAACATGAAAGAAGAAGCGCTCCAAGACGTTGTGGAGAGATTAGTAAGAATTGAAACAAAATTAGACAACTACGAATCACTTAGAGAAAAAGCTGATAGTGCAAAAGATTTGGCAGACAAAGCCTACTCAGTAGCGCTAAACAACGCAGAAGATATCAAAGAAATGAAAGCCAATAATAAATGGTCGTGGGGTTACATGATCGGTTTAGGCATTACGATCATTGGCTATTTCTTGACTAAATTGTAAAGGAGTTAAGAAGAAATGATTTTACCCGATAAGTATTATCAAGTCATTAAATGGACGGTTTTAACAGTATTACCAGCTGCATCTGTTTTAGTAGCCACGTTAGGAAAAGCGTATGGATGGAATGGAACAGATATGACAGTACTCACTATCAATGCAGTAGCAACATTTTTAGGCGTTATCACTGGTGTGTCTGCATATAACTTAAAAAAATAGGAGGAAAAAAATGAAGAAGAAAATCATTTTATCATTGAGCCTAATAATGGCTCTTTTTTTATTGCCAATTAACGGGTTCGCCTACACGATCAACAATGAATTCAATTTGGGCGCAAACGAAGGTAGTTCTCAAGTAGCAAATAACCAATACATCCTATTGCATGAAACAGCAAACGAAACTGCGACAGGACGAAATGAAGCGCAGTACATGAAACGTTCTTGGTACAATGCCTATACAGCGTATATTGTTGGCGATGGTGGGATCGTTTACCAAGTTGGACAACCTGGTTATGTACAATATGGCGCTGGTTCATATGCTAATGCAAATAGTCCTGTGCAAATCGAACTGCAACATACGCACGATAAAGTAACGTTTGAAAAGAACTACAAGGCATACGTTGAATTGGCTAGAGATTCAGCAATGAAATATGGTATTCCATTAACATTAGACACGCCTTATAACCAACCAGGAATCAAATCACATTTATGGGTAACACAAAATATCTGGGGAGATCATACTGATCCATACGGTTATCTTTCTGAAATGGGCGTAAGTAAAGAAAAATTAGCATATGATTTAGCTCATGGATTTACCGATGAAAATCCAACAACTTCTGAAAACAAGCCTGTCATTGATCCAACACGAGCTGGTGCAGCTAATCCTACACTGACAGATGGAACGAATTACGCCCACATTGATCAGTTTGGAGAAATCGAAAATGCAAATTTGCATGTAGCTGGATGGCACATTGCTAACTATAAATACGAGTATATCTTCATTATGGATTACAATACTGGGAAAGAATTAGCTCGAGTAAGAGCTGATGGAATTTATAGATCAGATGTAAATCAAGCTTATAATACTTCTGGAAATGTTGGCTATCATGTATCTTTTAACATGCGTAACTTCCCTAATAAGAAAGTCTATGTCATGATGCGGGCAACGAATGATCCAGAGGGAAACACTAAAGGCGGTGCGCAAGATTTCCATGACAAACGTTGGTATTTAAATATTCCACCGCGATAAAAAAAGCCCCTCGTTGTGAACTGAACCCCAAAAGTTGAACTATTTAATGGACTGTTTCCGATATTCTACTGGAGATAGTCCATTTAACTTTAGTTTTATCCTTTTGTTATTATACCACCTAATATACTCATTTAATTTACTTTGAAATATCTCAATTGATCGGAATTTTTCTCGATAAAAAAACTCTGATTTAAGCACACCAAAAAAATTTTCTATTACAGAATTATCTAAGCAATTTCCTTTTCTAGACATGCTTTGAATAATGTTATTCTCTTTTAATTTTTTTTGATATTGTGGCATCTGATACTGCCATCCTTGATCTGAATGTAGAATCAGTGAACCCTCAGTTCCCTTTTTTTTAATTGCTTGTTGAAGCATTTCTTCAATCAGTTTATATGTTGGACTAGTTGATATACTATAACTAATTATTTCTCCGTTAAATAAATCAAGTATAGGAGATAGATAGATTTTTCTTCCTTTTATCTTGAATTCAGTGACGTCTGTCACCCATTTTTTATTGGGTGTATCTACTGAAAAATTTCGTTTTAACACATTCTTGGCAATTTTTCCTACTGTTCCTTTATAAGATTTATATCGCTTTATTCGGATTTGACAGGTAAGTCCCATTTGGGACATTAATTTTCTAACTGTTTTATGATTGATTGTATATCCTTTCATCTTTAACGCTAAAGTGACTCTACGATAACCATAAGAGTTTCTTGATTCTTTTACAATCGCTGTAATTTCTTGCTTTATCTTGCTATATTTATCTGGCTTATCTAATTTTTTTACCCTGTAATAATAAGTTGACTTCGCTAATTGTGCAATTGAAAGTAATAGATTCAATTTAAATTCTTTTTTGAGCTGAAGGATTGTTTTAACCTTGATTTCTTCTTGCTCAAATCTTGTTCTTGAATCAAGGTTTCTAACTTTTTTAAATATGCGTTCTCTGCTCTTAAACGAATAACTTCTTCTTCAAGAGACTCATCTTTAAGTTTTTTAGGAATGTTTAGCTTGGAATTCATACTAATTTTTCTGCCCCTTTTTTGGCTCTCAAGTGAAGAAGCACCGCCTTCTTCATATTGCTCTATCCATTTACTTAGAGTTCTATTTGAACCGATATTAAATTTTTTAGCAGTTTCTTGGATAGAAAGACCATTTGTTTCCATATATTCTATAACATCAAGTTTAAATTTTGTAGTGTAGCTTTTGCCACCTCCAACCAAGCCTTCCCAACCATGATAGTTATAAATCCTTACCCAATGTCTAACCAGTGTACGATTTATTTGATATTTATGTGCAAGATATTTGTAGCCGCCTTCGTTATTTAAATAGTCTGAAACTACTTTTTTCTTAAAAACAAATGTATATTTCCGCAAAAAAAGCACCCCTTTTAATTAGATTTCTAGTCTAACTTTTGGGGTGCACATCATTTTTGAGGGGAAGTACATATAGTTGTTGATATAGTTGCTAATATTGTTAGCTAATTTGTTAGTAAAACTGTATACGAATTTAGATAGTAAAAAAACAGTTTGTTCCTTATATAGAGGCACTTTTACTACTGATTAAATGTCAGATATGCTTACAAATATACTTATAAATATGCTTACAAAATTAGCTAATATTTCCGTTGACAAAGCTTTGTTACTATTGTTAAACTAAATTGACTAGCAAAAGTGAAACATAAATTTATTAAATAAATGTAAAAATTAGGAGAAATCAATGTCTTATAGAGTACAATTAATAATTTCAGAAGATGTAGAAAGTCAGCAATTTGGCACTAATGTTATTAATAAAGTAATTAATCCAGCTCTTTCTATTAATGCGCCTTTAATTCCTACTGCTTTATCATTTTCTGTAACAGCTGTGGTGTCTGAGATAGAGGATACAGAAAAGATAAAAATAGTAGAAATTGAAGTTTTAAACAAGAATGAAAAACAAATTTTTTCTACGGGTGAAGTATCGGTAAGCTTGCCTCCTCAAGTTAACGATATAAACTTTAATATAAACGCCAGAAATGTCTTGGTTGAAGAAGCAGGAGAGCATTATGCTGTTGTTAAATTTAATGGAACTGAGATTGGAAGGCAAATCTTTGATATCAAGGTCAACAAACCAGTGGAAAAAAATTAAGGAGACGATACGGATGCTTGATATAGTACCATCAAATACACATCGGAGTGGTAGCTTAATAAATTTTGCTGCGATTTTTGCTTGCGCATCGGTAATTCTAGCATCTCCAGTTGTTGTGGATGCAAGTTCTACTCCGAAAACTAAAAATGATAATCAACTTGTAATTACTACAAAAAATGAGATTAACACAATTTCAAGTAATGATGGCAAAATTTTTGATGTGATAAATACGGTTTTAAAAAGAAAAGCTGAAATCAATATAAAATATGATGAAGATTTAAACTTGTATTTCTTTGTTATCAAAACAACATCTGAATTGTTTTCCTCAGATTACGATGTTTTGGATACTCTCGATAATGTATTATCTGACTATAAATATATGGGGAAATCTGTAGTAGCAACTTTGGGGGAATAAAATGTTTGACTTTAATGAATATTTATCTATTTCCAAACAAATTGAATCAGATGATAAATATAATTCTAAAGAATCTTATAGAAGAACTGCTGTTTCAAGAGCATACTACAGTGCTTTTAAAAAATCTGATGAGTATTTGAAAGAAAATTATGATATTATTTATAATGGAAGTAGCGGAAAAGGAAGCCACCAAACCGTTTGGAATTTGTTTTCAACAGTTAAGGAATTGAATACCTTAGGAATACATAATAGTGGGTATAGAATGTTAGAGAAAAGAAAATGTGCTGACTATATTCCTAATGAAACCATTACGAAAACAGATATGGCGCTGATGAATCGAGAAGCAGAAAAAATAATAAACAAACTCACCTAATGAATTTCAAGCGAGTTTGTTTGTTATTTTTTTATTTAATCTTTGTATCTTTCTGGATCAACGAAAGTATACTTTATATAGTCATAACGCCGATGATCGCTACGTGCGTCCGGCACGTCAGTCACGATATCAAACAAAAAGTATACACCCTTCTTCATTCT